CATAACGTCAATGACACAGATTCTTCTTAAAATTCCTACCTGTGGTGCTGCAAGACCAACACCTCTTGCCTCATACATAGTATCAAACATATCCTCAATCAACGTCTCAATGGATGGTGTGATTTTCTGTACTGGTTTACATACTTTATTTAAACATGGGTCGCCAATAAAGCGGATTTTACGAATTGCCATTTCTTTTCCTCCTGTTAAAAACGAGGGGCTGATGCCCAGCCCCTCTTAATAGAAATCAGATTGTCAGTTTGCTCTTATTCTCAACCTTGCCATTGCAGTGCAGGGCAAAAGATCTTTTCAGCACATCGCCTGTAGCTACGTTCTGGATATCGCTGTCTCCGGAAAGGATACACTCTCTGTAGGTCACACGTTCCTGTGATCCATTTCTTCCTTCGATAACTCCTGTAAACATCAGAACAGGAGA